GATGAAATAATGATGTCAAAAAATGGACTTAATGAACTTGGAATAAAAGATCCAAAAGTCGGTGATAAAATATCTCTTATAATAAATGGTGATAAAACAATTTTTTCTCTTTCCGGTTGGTTCCAGAATTATGGTTTCAGAACAAATAATTATGATTCATATATATCTAAAGATTATTCAGAAAAGCTTGGGAAAACGATCGAATCAAACGGCGAACTATATATATCTTCCAGACATTTTATGGAAAGTAAACTTCTTGATGAAATCGATCAAATTGAATTGAATACGAATCAGACGATAACCGCAAGTGAATCCAATGATACCACGATTTTTGTAGCGGCAATTGTGTTATTTCTCAGCCTTGTCATCGTAGTCAGCGGTTACTTGCTGATCTACAATATTATGTACATCTCTGTAAACCACAATATCCGATTTTATGGAATGCTGAAAACAATCGGAACGACTTCCAGGCAAATCAGAAAAATAGTCAGAACGCAGGCTTTGAGAATATCGGTTTATGGAATACCGATTGGTATTCTTTTGGGGGTTGCAGTATCGTTTGCCGGAATGCCATTTGTTGTAAAAACGTTTTCGTCCGCTATTTATACAGCGATGCCGTCAACCATTTCATTCAATCCCCTGATCTTCATCGGAACGATTATATTTGCCGTTCTTACCATTCTCATCAGTTGCCGAAAGCCGGCGAAATTTGCAGGAAATATTACACCTGTGGAGGCATTGAACTATACAGGAATAAAAGGTGAAAGAACAAAGTCTTATCATTCTGATGATGGCGGAAAACTTCATAAAATGGCTTACAGAAATATTTTCAGGGAGAAAAAACAGTCTTTTGTTGTAATTCTTTCTCTTTTGATCGGAATCATTGCACTTCTTGCCACACAGTCTTTTTTGAAAAGCATGGATTTGAGCAACTATGCAAACAGATATTTTCCAGATGATTTAACATTGAGTATCAACGTTACAGATAACGATGATTTTAAAAAGACTGATGAAAATAAAGCAGAAGCATCCAATAAACTTTTGAAAGATATAGAAAAAATTGAGGATGTGACGGTATTCAGTGGGATCCAAGGCAATATTGATGTTGTGTATGACCGGGAAACGTTTATGCCGTTCTTTCAGGAAGGTAATGACTCTTATCCAGATGAAGCCTCCACCGCAGACAACCTGGCAGATGTCATCGAAAAAGAAAATCTCTTTTCCGTGCCTGTGACCGGACTGGATGAAGAATTTATAGAGCGATATAACGAGCAAGCAGAAAAGCCGATCGATATTGAAAAATTTCGTAACGGGGAAATTTGTTTCATCGGCGACTTTATCAATGATACATACCGCAAAGAAATGATAGGAAAAACCATAACATTAAAAAATACAGAAACAGGGAAAACAAAAACAATTGGAATCGGGGCTTCTTTAAGTATAAATGATTATTTCTTCCCAGATGGATCTAACTGGGAAACTGTGGGCGTGCCGCAGCGTGTTTATGTCAGCAAAAATGTGATAGAAGAACTTTCCGATAGGACCTGGGTAAAGGAAATAGTTGTAGATTGTGACAAAGAAAATGAACCATCTGTAAGAGATCTTATAAAAAGTCTGACACAAAACAATATCTGTATCCCGTCAAAAGCATATGTTGAGATAAAATCAGAGATGTTGGAAGAATTTCAATCGTCGATCCTGTCCATGCGTATTTTAACCGCAGGAATCAGCATTGTTTTGATGCTGATTGGTATCGTCAACTTTATCAACGTCATGTTTGTTGGTTTGTATGCAAGAAGAAACGAACTTGCAATGATGGAAAGCATCGGTATGACGAAACAACAAATTTATAAAATGCTGGTATATGAGGGGCTGTATTATACAGGTATCATCACATTTTTCATACTGACAGTCGGAAATCTGATCACATATCTTTCTTCTAAGGTGGCACAAAAAATTGCGGATTATGCCGTTTTTCACTATCCTTATGTACTGATGATTTTCCTGATTGCTGTGATTGCAATGATCTGTGTATCAGTTCCGGTAGTCGCTTATCAACATATTGCAAAAAAGAGCATTGTTGAGAGATTAAGAGAAGAGTAATTGATGTGATAATATGATTGATTTTTCGTCTTACTGTACAAGGTGTACCAAAAGGAGGAGATAAAATAAGTGAAACAATCTGCAAGAGGAAGAAAATACAAAGGGAAAATACTGTTTCTCTTATTATTTATAATAATGTTATGTGTGATAGCAGGAAAAATTCTTAATCCATCTTTTACAACATCTTTTTATGATAACACAACACATCATATAGCAAGTGAAGCTAATGGTTGGAATCTGATTCTTGTAAATCGTGATAATTATATTCCTGATGATTATAAGGTTCAGCTTACAGAACTGTCAAATGGAAAAAAGGTTGATTCCAGAATTTATCCAGAGTTACAGGAAATGTTTGATGCTGCAAGGGAGCAAGGATATGGCTTGTTTGTCAGAGAGGGATATAGAACACAGGAATAACAGCAACAACTGTTGGATGAAAAAATAGAAGCATATGAAAATGATGGAAAATCAAAATCCGAAGCAAAAAGATTTGCGGAGCAATGGGTGGCAATTCCCGGAACAAGTGAACATCAGCTTGGCATTGCAGTTGACATAAACGCAGATACTACAAAAAGTTCAAGTGATGATGTGTATAACTGGCTTGCAGAAAATGCTCATACATATGGATTTATAAAACGCTATCCTTCAAATAAAACAGATATAACAGGTGTTATAAATGAACCTTGGCATTACAGATACGTTGGAAAAGAAGCTGCTTTAGAAATTTACTCTCAAGGAATTTGTTTAGAAGAATATATAGATATGTTGGAATAGAATATTGTTTTATATGGGCAGCTGATAGTCACTTATTAGTAAAAAACAACTGCAAACTAATATATCAAAAAGATAGAGCTGATAATCTATGAAATATCTCACAGATTATTAGCTCTTTTTATGAAAGTTTCATATACAAAGCACTGTAACAGGATTCTTCTGTTATACAGAGCCTCTGAAAAAAAGTCTGTAAAAAGACAGCAAACTGTGATAAAATAGAAATAATAACACAGGAGGCTGATTTTTTATGGCAAGAAGGAAAAGAGAAACGATGAGTGAGGAAAAGAAAAATATCATAGGAATGCTGCTTGAGGAATACGACATCAAGTCTGCAACTTGAAGATATGAATATGATTTCTGAGGAGGAAGGCGGAAACTTGTATCTCGTAAATGGCAGCTTTACAAAACTCGCTGATGCAGGTGCATTTGCAAATCAAAATTTAGAAAAGGAGGAGAAAACCGAATGAAGAAATTCTGGAACTTTATCCAAAACGAAGATACATCGGAAACAGAGCTTTTGTTTAACGGTCCTATCTCTGAAGATACTTGGTGGGGCGATGAAGTGACACCTGCTTTGTTTCGTGATGAACTCGCAAAAGTCAGCGGAAATCTGACAGTCTGGCTGAATTCACCAGGGGGCGATGTGTTCGCTGCAAGTCAGATTTATTCTATGCTGAAAAGTCATAAAGGCAAGGTTACCGTGAAAATTGATGGCATTGCTGCCTCTGCTGCTTCTGTTGTGGCAATGGCAGGCGATGAAACTTTGATTGCACCGACTGCCCTAATGATGATCCACGACCCCAGCACTTGTGCTATGGGAAACAAGGCAGATATGGAAAAGGCTATTATCCTACTTGATGAAGTCAAAGAGAGTATCATCAATGCCTACGAAACCAAATCTCATCTCAGCAGAAACAAGATTGCCAAACTGATGTCCGATGAAACATGGCTCAATGCGAAAAAGGCTCATGAAATGGGATTTGTGGACGGGATTCTCTTTGCAGAGAAGAAAATGCCTGTTGTTCCCAAAGAGGAAGAACCGGATGAAGAGGAAAAAGAAGATACACTGACTGCAATGACCTATTCAAAGTCAAGGAATCTATCTGCATTCTTATCCAAAGTATCTGCATCAGCAGAACCCGTTACAGGCACACCGATTGACCAGCTTGAAAAAAGACTGGCATTATTGAAATACTAAGGAGGATTTTAACTATGGCTATGACAATTCAGGAACTTAGAGAAAAGAGAAAGAAGGTTTGGGACACTGCACGTGATTTTCTTGACAGCAAGAGAAATGCAAACGGCGTGCTCAGCGAGGAAGATTCCAAAACCTACGATGCAATGGAACAGACCCTTGTTGACCTTGGCAAGGAAATTCAGCGTCTGGAACGACAGGCTGAAATCGAAGCTGAAATGAATAAGGCAACCTCAACACCTGTTCTCGGTAAGCCTGCAACTCCGAATGTAACGGAAAAGACAGGCACGGCAAGCGATGCCTACAAGAAGGCTTTCTGGAACAGCGTCAGAAATCGTAACTGGATCGATGTCCATGATGATTTGCACATTGGTACAGATGCAGAGGGCGGCTATCTTGTTCCGGATGAGTTTGAACGAAAATTGGTGGAAGCGTTGGAGGAAGAGAGCATTTTCCGCCAGATGGCAACCGTTATCAAAACTTCCAACGGCGACCGCAAGATTCCGATTGTGACTTCCAAGGGCGAGGCTGTCTGGATGGACGAGGAACAGCAGTATTCTCTTTCTGATGATACGTTCGGACAGGCATCGCTTTCCGCATATAAGCTTGGTACAGCAATTAAAATTTCAGAAGAACTTTTGAATGATTCTGTTTTTGACCTGCCGTCCTACATTGCAAAGGAGTTCGCAAGAAGAATCGGTTCTAAGGAAGAAGAGGCGTTCTTCGTTGGTGATGGCAAGGGCAAACCGACCGGTATTTTCAATGCTACAGGTGGTGCGGAAGACGGCACTTCCACCACAGGTGCAAGTATTACATTTGATGATGTGATGGAACTTTTCTACTCCCTCAGAAGTCCGTACCGCAAGAAAGCGGTGTGGGTGCTCAATGATTCCACTGTCAAGGCTCTCAGAAAACTGAAGGACAACACAGGAAACTACATCTGGAGTCCGTCTGTGCAGGCAGGTGTTCCGGACACCATTCTCAATCGTCCTTACAAGACATCCAGCTATGTGCCGGAAATCAAGGCAGGCAACAAGTGCATGGCATTCGGCGACTTTAGCTATTACTGGGTGGCTGACAGACAGGGACGTTCTTTCAAGAGACTGAATGAACTCTTTGCCATGACAGGTCAGGTTGGTTTTCTTGCAAGTCAGAGACTTGACGGAAAGCTAATTCTTCCGGAAGCAATCAAGACACTCACCATCAAGAAAGCGTGATGCTATGATTACGCTGAAAGAAGCGAAAAACTATCTGAGAGTGGATTATGAGGAGGACGACAGTCTGATTCAGAATCTGCTTTCTACAGCAAAAAATCTGGTAATGGACGTTGGCAGAATGGACGAATCCGCACTTGCTGAAAATGAAGATACCGTGCGGACTGCGATGCTTTTCGCACTTGGGTATCTTTATGAAAACAGAAGTAATCCTGATTACAAAAAGCTGACCTTAAATCTTCGTTCAATTCTGTTTGCACAGCGAGAGGGCGTGATGTAATGGAAATCGGAACTCTGAATCAGCGAATTACCATTCTGGAACACAGGACTGTTATGGATGAGATCGGAAATCACATCACTAAATGGGAAGAAACATTCTCTCTGTGGGCAAAGGTGACTGTAAAAACTGCAAGTGAAACCACCGAGGCAGGTGTAACTAAAGAAATACAGAAACTTGAATTTCTGGTTCGTCAAAGTCCTGCATCACTGAATATCAACAGCACCAATTTCCGTATTCTTTTCAGGAATAACATCTACAATGTCACCGGAATTACCCCTCTATACGACCACAACAACTACATGAAAATCGAGGGTGAGATAAGAAGGGCAGGTGTTTCCGATGACTTCAATTGATGCAATGGCTGATGAGATTATGAAAGGTCTGACGGAATATGCTGACCTTGCAGATACGTCAATGAAAAAGGCGGTTAGAAAGACTGCAAAGTCTGTA